CAAAATCGGCTGCGGTATAATCTGATCCAGTAATAGCTGTAAAATTATCTAAAAGAATAATATCTTGTGTATTGATTCCATGATCTGTACTAAATGTAATTGTAACCGATGTTGAACCATTTACAGTTGTAAACGCATTTGTTAATGTAGTTGTAGTTTTAATTGGGTGTATGTCATAAAATACACCACCTGTGTAAGCGTATAAAATTCTATTGGTTCCTATGATAGCAAACTTGTTACCTGATTTATTAACTATGTGATGCAAGGCTCTTGCAGCCCCTGTCATTTTGTTCTCACCTAACTGTGCCCAGCCGCCTATCTTTTCAGGTGTACCATATCTAAAACGTACATTATCCCCACCAACCCATTGTCCTTCGGCTGTGGTTTCTGTAATCTGTTTGTTGAAACCTGGTAAAAAACCTATTTTTTGTAGCATATGACTCCATTATAATACTATTTTACAAAAGCTGGTAGACCTAACATCGGTCTTCCATCAAATTTGTTTTTCTCAGCAAATGGGCCATTTACATGGTTATAATGTAGAAATACCTGGCCACAAATGTTTCCTTCAAAAGGCTCTCGCCAATGTTCTAGGTCACAGCCACTATATACCAACATGTCGCCTACATCAAGCAATACCTTTGTACCTGCTGGAGCGTTAGGTTTTATGATTTTTTTGTATTCATCTATAACAGAATTTGCACCTGTACCATCTATAAATATAGGCCATGGATCACCGCCTAAATTTAGAGTGCAAGATATCTCACAACTTGGTCTATCTTTATGTCTTCTTAATTCATCTCCTTTTTTATAGGCTCTTGCATAAGAGTATGTTGGAATTAGATCTAAGTTTGTATGTTGTTTCATAACTGGTAACATTTTCATTAACAATGTATCCATTACAAAATCACCATAACAAGAAAAGGTATTAGGTATCTGTTGATCAGACCAAGTTCCTAATATTGGAGATTGTGAATGTAAATTGTTTTTATACATAAATGCTGTTGCATCTCTTTTAAGTAAAAAGTAATTCAATATAAAATTAGATAATTCATAACTAGCTGCGTTTTTAATTACTTGATATTTCTGTTGTTGAAATGTCATACAAACATACCTTTCTGTAAAAAATTAAATGATACCGATATTCTAATTTCATTTGATTCATTAGGATCTACACAATGCATTAACCAAGATGGAAACATAATCAGTCTTCCATCTTTTGCTTCATAATGTGTTTCTCTATAGAGTCTTGGTGGTAGTTGTCCTTCTTTTTGTTTTGGTCTTATCATAGAAGCTGAGGCTCTTGGATCATCTACTTTTAAATGTCCACAGTTTTTTGGAGCTTTTACATAATAGACACCAGACCATAATGAATTTGGATGTTGATGAGCTCTATTCATTCCTCCAGGAGGATTTATGTTTGCCCACATATTACCTAAGAAAGGCTCGCTTGCTAAATGTTCTTGATCATAAATAGTTTTTTGTGCTTCATATAACATATTTACTAAATTTTTATATTCTGGTCTTAGATGCATATCCGTTGTTGAATGCCAACCTTTTACATTTGTTCTAACCACACCTTTATCTTGATTAGACCAAGCCATAATATCTCTTTCTAAATCTTTATTTAAAGTTGGATGTTTTATATCTGCAATATAAATAGGTGTTGGAAAATGAAGTTCTCTAAACATTATCTTAACGGTGTTCCTCCAAACCACATTACAAGTGATTTTCTATTTCCTTTAATAACTGGTTTTACTCTATGTCTTACAAATGATGCAAAGAAAACTATTTGACCTTGTTTTAGTTTTGCAACTTTACCTTCTGACATAACTTCTAAATCACCACCTTCAAATTCCGATTCAGGAGATAATAGACAAGTCATAGATATTTTTCTAACTGGTGGTTCGTGTGCACAGTTAATATCATTGTCTATATGCCAATCATAAAACCCACCTTCAGGATATTCTGTATATTGTGCAGGTTCGGTTAATGTCATTCCATCAAATCCAAAATGATTTCTATTTGTTTTTTGCATTAATTTTTCTATATCTTTATACATATCCAACATTTTCTTAAATGGAATCCAACTAATGTGTGAGGTTCTAGTTTTAGTATCTACCGTACCACCAGATCCACCACCCACTTGTCCAGTTTGTTTTGGTTCAGCACGTCCTGCTTCAATAATCATCTTACATTGTTCAGGTGTAAATATTGGGCCTGTTGTTTCAACCACATACGATTTCCATTTTGGTTCTGTAATTATCATATCGCTCCTCTATTTTTAATTGGATCAAACTGTACATCACAGTTTGCAGCTAATGTTCGTCTTGTCTCTAAAGTTCCATTGAATGGATAAACACAGTGTCTCATATCATATGGAAATACATAAAAATCTCTTAACTCCATTGGTGGTTGATAATCTATTTTTGCAAACTGACCATTACTTGCACCTAGTATTTGTAGTCTTCCATTTTGTGGAACTTGGTCATTAGAATATTCTACACCATATGTTGATGGTAATTTTAAAACCATTACTGATGATAAACCAGTAAATAAGGTGCCTCGATGAATGTGTGCAGGATTATACTCGTGCTGTTTCATTTCATTAACCCAAATAGAATTAAGGTGTAACTCATAATCTCTAATTTTATTGAAGGATAAATAATGTTTAAAGATCTCTAAAAAATAATTAGTGACATCTCTTGGTAATATATTATGTCTTTTTACTTTCGATTCATCATTACCATTGTAAAACAAACTATGTTCATTTTGAATTTTACCTACTAATTGTTTATTAGCAGGGTGTAAATTATGAAAATTACTTTCATAAATATGATTGATTGAATGAAATATATCTAAAGGTACTTGATACTTTAATACGGATTGACCTAGAAATACAAAATCAAAATTCATTAGAATGTAATATGTCCATATGCATCTACTATACTTTTTGGTATCATAGACTTATAAGGATTCTCTTCCTTTCTTACTTCTGTTCGTATCATATGTAGATTATTTCCAAGCTCTTTATCGTCATAGCCTATACCATTTAATTGAAATTGTTTCAAGTTTGAAAACTGATGTGGATATAAAGGCTCGTCTAAAAACTGATATAAATTAGTAATAGTTTGTTGTGGATTTTTAACTAAATCATCATATTTAATAAAATAACATAACTCTTTATAATTAAATGCATTTTGTATTGCTATTAATTCTTTAGCAATAGATCCATCTTTATTCATTAAAGCCCATAATTTCTCTTCTATATTTTTTCCAAATTTGTTTGGATATGCAGTAGGTTCATTCTCAAACCATTTAACAAAAGAAGCTAGTACATCTATTAAATCTCTAACTAATACAATTACTTTAAATCGATTGCCAAAATGTTTTTGCATTAAATTAAAATTACCAGGTGTAGTCACAGGCCCTCTATCTACAATAATCCTTTGAGGCCAGTCTTTATAGTAATTATCAAATACCGTATTTAATACATTATCTAAAGATTTGTGATCTGGATAGTTTTTGAATACATCGGTTTCTTTTAATAGAAATAAGTCTTTCATTATTTCTAATGTCATAGAATTAGCTGTTGCAGCTATGTCTGGATTTTGATTTAAAATGGATGCGAGTAAAGTATTTCCAGATCTAGGTAGTGCTACAAGAAAAAATAATTTACGTTTTTTTCTTATCATCCTGAGTTAGTTGCTCTTGCTCTTTATAACTACTTTCTAATTCACCAGATTTCTTGATTCTTTGCAACGATTGTAATTGACCTAAGATATTAAATTTTTCAGATTCTGAAGAGTTCTCAGTTAATGTTTTAGCTTTTTCAAAATACTGTAATCCATAAGATTCTAATTGATGTTGGTTCACATCTTTATCATTAAACGATCCATCATTAAATTCTTTCTTTAATTTAGACCACATTTTAATTTCTCGCATTCTATGTTTTGCAACTTTTTCCATAGATGCTTTAGCAAATCTACATTCATCTAAATCTATTTCATATTTAGTTCTTTTATATTCATCTTCTTCTTTATCTATTTTCTTTTCTAACCAAATAATTTTTGCTTCGTTTCTTCTATAGTCAAAAGATAAAGTCATTAGGTTATCTAAATAAGATGATTGTTCTCTAACACACTGCCAGTATTTTGAAGCTTTAGTTGGGTATCTATTATCTTGTAGTACAGAAAATCTTGCTTCTGTTTCTGTTCTGAACATTTGTTTTTTAGTCCAGGTATCTCTTAATTCATCGACCATACCTTTAAAGTCGGTTAAATCTTGTGGCTCTAATAAATTATTTAAGTGAGCTTCTTCTTGTTGAATTACTT